TAAAAAAGAATTAGGAGATGGATGTGGTAGGTTAATGTGGTTAGCTTGGGGAGGTGACGCAGGGATTGAGTGGGCGCAAAGAAAATTAGAACAAATCGACAAAGAAAAATTTGTCAAACCTTCAAAAGGTGAACGTGAAAATGAATTTATACCACGTTGTATTTCTACTTTAATTGACGAAGGTAAAGATCAAGAGCAAGCCGCAGCCATTTGTTATTCGGTTTGGAAGGAAGAACATAAAAACGAAATGCAAATCCACGATGAAGAGAAAAGAGTTTTAGCCGGGCCATTAATGATTGCCGACCTTCCAATTTACCGTGAGGATAAAAAGCTAGGTCAATACTACGTTTTATTCGACCGTAAAACAATCGAACAAATATGTATTAAATACCACTACCAACAAAATAATAAAAATGTAAACTTAATGCACGATCCTAACCAAAAGGTTGAAGGTGTGTTTATGTTTAACGATTTTATCATTGATCGTAAAATAGGAGTCATGCCTCCAAAAGGTTATGAAAGTTTACCCGATGGCAGTTGGTTTGGTTTTTACAAAGTTGAAAATCCCGAAGTTTGGACTAAGGTAAAAAACGGTGAAATAAGAGGTTTTAGTGTTGAGGGTATATTTGAACACCAATTTATAGTAGAAAAAGAAGAAACGCAAATAGAAGCCTTAATGGAGCGGTTTAAACGACTTCGCAATAAATTAGCCAATATGTTATAAAATAGTTCTTTAAAAAATACTACCATGAGTTTAAGAGAAAAATTTAAGGCTGAATATGAAGCCATTAAGCAAGAGTTAGAGCTTGCGACATTAGAGTTTAAGTCAATGTTTGGCATAGCTCAAAAATTCAATGACTATAAATTAGGGGACGGTACTATCGTTAAAACTGATATTGATTTAGCAATTGGTGCTAAAATTGATGTGGTAGATACCGATGGCACTATGGCTCCGTTAATGGATGGCGAGTATGAAATTATGGTTGACGAAAAGCCAGTAAAGATCACGGTAGCAGCCGGTTACGTTACAGAAATGGAATCCCCTGAAGTTGAAGAGACTGAACAGCCTGAAGGTGAAGTTGCAAGCGGTGAAGAAGAGAAAAAGGACGAGCCAATGGCAGATGAAATGCCTGTTGAAGAAATGCCTGCCCCTGATCATGCAAGTGAAATGGAAGTTTTAAAAACTGAAATTGAAAACTTAAAAGCAGTTATTGCGGAGATCGTGGCAAAGATGGAAGGTTCAATGACTAACCAAGAAGAAACTAGCAAGTCACTTAGAAATTTAACTATTTCATTTGAGAAAATATTAAATCAACAGCAATCACAATTTGCACTTATTGAGAAAATAGGCAGTGAGCCTTCGGTGGAGCCTATCGCAAAAAGAAAAGAATTTGTAAACGCTGAAGATGTAAAAGCGAATTTTAGAAAACAGTTCGGATTATAATAATTTAAAAACAATAAAAAAATGGCACTATCATTAGGATCATTATCGGCCTACAGTTATGAAATGACTGCTCCGATATTCGAGACTGCCCTACTAGGTGACAGCTCAACAGACTTACTTACAAAAGTACCGGGTATCAAAAGCTCTGCTAAAATCCCAGTATTTGACTCAACTGCTCCGGCTCAAACTGGTAACGGTTGTAACCCTACTTCATCAGGTACTACAAGCATCACTCAAACAACTTTGTCAACTGTTGACTTTTCAGTTGAAGAACATATTTGTTTGAAGGATCTTGAAGCTTATTTCACTCAAGCATATTTGCCAGGTGGAGCTAAACCTGAAACAACTGAATTACTTGACAGAATCGTTAATCGTAAATTAGCTTACATTGCTAAGAACGTAGCACGTACTTTGTTCCAAGGTAAAACTACTTACACTAACTCAACTTGGTTGAAGTTAATGAATGGTTATATTTCTTTAATTGATACAGCAGGAACTGCTCAAGCAGCAACTACTCAGACGGATGTTACTACTTCGACTGTTAGAGGTATCGTTGAAGAAATGATCTTCCAAAAAATACCTTCAAGAGTATTGGGTAAGAATCCAGTATTAGCAATGGGTATGGAAAATTTCCGTGTGTTATTGCAAAAACTTTGGGCTGATAACTTGTATCACTACATTCCAGGTGCAAGAGAAAACAACACAATGGAATTGATTTACCCTGGTTCTAACGTGAAAGTTGTAGGTATTCAAGCTTTAAATAACGATAACGACATCGTTGAGACTGGTGTTCTTCCAAGTGCAGTTAACGATCGTATGATCGCATTTGACAAAGAAAACTTTGTATTCGGATTCGACCAAGAAAACGACTTAACTGACTTCGATGTATTCTTTGATAAGACTTCAAGAAAATTAAAGTTCTTCTTAGCAGGTCGTATCGGAGTAGCAGTTCACGATTTCACAGCGGTAGCTCAATACAAAAACACTTAATAATTAATCAAGGGGCGGTGTAAAATCCGCCCTTTTAAAATAAAAAAATTATGCCAGCAAATTGCGTTATAATCGAAGGTATATCACTTGACTGCAAAGGAGTTGCAGGTGGTATTGACACTATTTACTTGGCTGAATTTGAGAATGTTTCATCTATTACTGCAAGCTCGGGGATTGTATCTGGTATCACAATGGTAGCAGGTAAGAAATTTTTTGAGTACAAAGTAAGACCTGAAAATGCGACATTTACTCAAGAGCAAACATTCAGCAAAGAAAATCAGTCTTATTTTTCAGCACAGACTTTGACTTTTGATATTTTCAAAATGAGTGCTAAAAATAGAAACATTATTAAGCTATTAGTTCAAAATAGAATATTAGCGATTGTTAAATCTACAGAAGGTACATATTGGTTACTAGGTGAGACTAGAGGGATGGATGTAACCACAGTAAGTGAGTCAACTGGAAAAGCAATGGGTGACAAAAACGGTTCGATGTTAACATTGGTTGTTAATGAGCCTGATCCTGCAAACACAGTTAACTCAGGAATTATCGCGGCACTTCTTTAGTGTATTTCCATAGTTTGCGTTCAATTGGCAGCCCTGTAAGGCTGCCTTTTGTTATTTATAAATGGTTACAAATTGTAACCAATATAGCCATTTTAAAAAAAATAGTTCTTAAAGTATGCAAGTAATAAATAAAGGTCAAGCGAACAAGTTTGTAGTAACTGTAAAAGAGAAACAGACATTGACAAATCCATATTATTTGTTGGAGTTCACTAACAAGGTTGAAAAAACCCCGATTAGGTTTGTAGCAAGTGATGTAAGTGGATTTCCTGATAGGTTTAATCAGTTTAATATTATCGAGGGTACGACTGTAAATTTAACCGAAGAAGGTGAGTGGGATTACAAAGTATTTGAACAATTAAGTAATTCAAACACTAATCCTGCTTTATGTGATAATTTATTACCTTTAGAGGTGGGAATGGTTTATGTTAAAGGAACGCCAACTATTCAAAAAAAGCAGTATGTTAAAACCCAAACAATAAAGACGTATGGAGCAGGGGCTTAATAATATGTTAATGGTATTGAAGTTTAACGCTTCAAAAGTACCTGTATTTAAAGAAGAAAAAAATAAGGATTGGATCATTTACGGTGCGGATGACAAAGAATATAAAAATAACTATCCTGGCTACCTTTTAAAGCTATTTAACCGATCAAGCAAGCATAACGCTATTGTTACCTCAAAAGCCTTTTATATCGCGGGAAATGGGGTTACTGTAAAGGACGAAGGAACGAATACCACAAGTCGCTCAATTAGATTAGACTATTTAAAACAAGCCAATAAATACGGTGAGACTATTTCGGATATTGTTTATAAGTGTACGATGGATCGTCTTATTTACGGAGGTTATTATTTGGAGATCATTTGGAATAAGGCCGGAAATGATTTTGAATACTACCACATGGATTATAATTCAATCCGTATGGATAAGAGCGAAGAAGGTTATTGGTATTCGAATGATTGGTCGCAAACGGTACAAAGTGAGGAAAAAACAAAGTTAGAATATATCCCTAAATTTGATCCTGAAAACGGAACAGGTAGGCAGGTAATGTGTTCTAAAATGTATCGTCCAGGTATTAAATACTATCCTTTACCTGAATACGTGAGTGCTATTCCTTATGCCGAAATGGAATATGAAATTTCTAACTTTTGGCTTAATGGTATTAAAAGTAATTTCAATGCCGGTACTATTGTAAGCTTTAATAACGGCAGACCTACGGAAGAAGAAAAGCAAGATATTTACGACAAGCTACAAAACCAATATACAGGCACGGATGCTGCTAACTCTTTATTGGTTATGTTTAACCAAACTAAGGAGAATGCGCCAAGTGTTGAAAGGTTACAAGCTACTGACTTTGACAAGCAGTTTGATATTTTAAATAAGACGGTTCAAGAGGAGTTATTCATCGGACATAAGGTAGTTAACCCTATGTTAATGGGTGTAAAGACTGCAGGGCAATTAGGTGGTA